CTCACAGTCTAAAGACATGGGGTGAAAGGCTAGGTGACTTTAAGCTAGGCTTCAATGATTACTCAAAACTAACTGATGAAATGATTGAGTACTGCATACAGGACGTAGTTGTTACAGTTAAACTATACCATCATTTCAAGGATATAATACACGCACCTGAGTGGGAAGAAGCCTTACGGTGTGAGCATGACATACAGATTCTATGCGAGAACATGTCAGACAATGGCTTCTACTTCGACGAGGACAGGGCAGAAGAATTACTAGGTGAGATCTGTGTACGCATGGAAGAACTTGAGAAAGGTTTTCAGAAAGACTTCCCGCCTAAGCTTGTCGAGGTTAATCGTATCAAGTATAGAAAGAAAGCTGACGGAACCCTATACTCCAGTGTTGTCAATGCCAACCAACAATACTTTGCAACCGCATTGGATAAGTCAGTGTACCCCAACGAACTGGTATGCTATGATTACATAGAGTTTAAACCATCATCACCTAAACAAAGAATAGAAAGACTATGGGAAGCTGGATGGCAACCATTCGATAAGACAAAAGGGCATATCATTTATGAAAGAGAACAAGCAAGATCGTGGAAGTAAGTTTGCTAGGTACGGGTGGACCTTATCTGAGGCAAACCTTAACACACTCCCTGAGGACGCCCCTGAAGGGGGTAAACGGTTAGCTGAGTGGTTGACACTAGAAGGACGCAGAAGCTCACTGGTGGAGTGGCTAGGGCACGTTAAGGATGACAAGCGTATTCATGGTAGCTTTGTGCACATTGGTGCATGGACAGGACGTATGGCACACCGTAACCCTAATCAAGCTAACATCCCTGCTGAGTTTCATGGTGATGCTAAGACAGCAGTCGAACAGGTTAAGGCTAAGTATGATGGTCAGTTTCGTGCACTGTGGTGTGTACCCAAGGGATCTTATCTTGTTGGCACGGATGCTGAGGGTATTCAGTTACGGGTACTTGCTCACCTCATGCGGTCAGAAGAATACGTCCATGCTATTGTGTCAGGTAAGAAGGAAGATGAGACTGACATACACAACCTAAACCGTAAGGCTTTGGGTATGTCTCACATCACAAGAGACATGGCTAAGACATTCATATACGCCTTCCTTCTAGGTGCAGGTAATGCTAAGATAGCTGAGATCCTAAAGGTAAACTCAAAGGAAGCTGCACAGGCAGTGGATAACTTTATGGAATCTATTCAGGGTCTAGCTAAGTTAAAGAAGAAACGTATACCTGAGATAGCTAGTCGAGGTTGGTTCACAGGTTTAGATGGACGCAGGGTCAAGGTTCCTAGTGAACACAAGACACTAGCTGGCATGTTACAGAACGGTGAGTCAACCATTATGAAACATGCTGCATTGCAGTGGGTGCACCGTGCCAAGAGACAGTGGATTGATTTCAGGTTGGTGACATGGCCTCACGATGAATGGCAGACAGAGGTGTGTGGTGAGTACAGTGATGCTGAGTTGTTAGGTGAGATCCAACGTCAGTCGATTGTCGATGCAGGTAAAAACTTTGGCATGACCTGCCCACTCGCAGGTTCAACTGACATAGGTAAGAACTGGAGAGATACTCATTAATGGCATACGCAATAGTTTTTTGTCTTTTAATTTATCTTTACACTTGACAACCTATCTATAATAAACTATGTAGTATTTACAAACAGCCAGAAGGAGATTATACATTGGCTTATAAAGAAGTAGTAACCACAGGTCCAATCGAATGGGCTAAGATCTTTGAAGACAACCGTGACATGGTTGGGTTCGATGGCGCATATGAAGAGTGCCAAGGTGCATACACCGTCAATCAAATCTTGAGCAAGGAAGACTTTGAGAAACTCAAGGCTGCTAAGTCACAGAAGAAACCTAATCAGAAGCGACTGATGGACGGTGAGTTAGTCCTAAAGTTTGAACGCAAACACTTGGTAACTAACCGTGACGGTAAAGAGATTACCCAAGCAGGTGGTGCACCTAAGGTTGTGGATCAAGATGGACAGCCTTGGGATGTAGACATTCAAGGTACTATCGGCAATGGTTCAGTCGCAAAGGTAACTAACCTTATCTCAACCTTCCAAGGACGAGACGGTAAGGAGTATGCACGTACAAGCCTTGTGTCAGTTAAGATCTTGGAGCATGTGCCTATCCCTGAACGAGAAGATGAAGCTGCATAGAGTTCCTTTCCAACTTGGCAGGGCTGCAATGGCCCTGTCCTTTTAAATAGGTTTTATAAATGATTGAAGTAACGTGCAAAGGCAGTATGGGTAATGACTTGACAGTGGTAAACGCTGCAAGAGTAAGCTTTGGTAAAGAGAGTGATTGGGATTACGAAGAGTCAGATGCCTATAGCTTCAAGCAACACATGAAGCTTAAAGACAGGAAGCTTATCAATTACTTAGCTGAACACAATCACATCAGCCCATTCGGTCATTGCTTTGCAAGCTTCCATATCAAGGCACCTGTGTTTGTGGCAAGACAACTTGTCAAGCATAAGTTCCTACGCTGGAATGAGATTAGTCGTAGGTATGTGGACAGTGAGCCTGAGTTTTACGCACCTGATGTATGGCGTGGACGTAGCCCTGACAAGAAACAGGGTAGTGAGGGCAGTGTAGACGTATGGTCAGACTTCAGAGAGATAGGTTCATGCTTGGATTTATATAAAGAACTTCTGAGTCAAGGTGTCTGCCCTGAGCAAGCACGTATGGTACTGCCACAGAGCATGATGACTGAGTGGTATTGGTCAGGTAGTTTGGATGCCTTTGCTGATATGTGTAAGTTACGTGGAGCACCTGACACACAGGCTGAGACACGAGAGGTAGCCTCTCACATCAGTGATAAGATGTGTGACCTATTCCCTGTGTCATGGAAGGCTCTACGAGGTTACGGTAAATGATACTTATAGATGGAGATCCTTTTGCCTATCGTGCAGCATTCTCCTGTGAGGATCAGGAGTTAGCTGACGCCACAGATAAGGTTGACGATCTCATTCAGATGTCTATCGATGCGGTAGCCTTTGAGTATAACATAGAAAAGTACAAGGTGTATCTTACAGGTAAGGGCAACTTTCGGTATGACATATCTGTCAGCCATGAGTACAAGGGCAACAGGAAGGACGTAGAAAAACCTCACCACCTTCAAGGTATCCGCAAGCACATGTCAAAGAACTGGGAAGCGGAAGTATCTAAGGGTGAAGAGGCTGATGATCTTATAGCTATAGCTGCAACTGAGGGTGGACCTGAGTCAGTCGTTGTCTCCATTGACAAAGACATGCTTCAGATTCCATGCAGACATTACAACCCTAACAAGAGAGAGTTCAAAGTTGTCGATGAGTTTAGTGGCTTGAAGTTCTTTTACAAACAAATACTTACAGGTGACAGGGCAGATAATATCATAGGTCTATACGGTATCGGTCCAACTAAAGCTGAGAGAATGGTGACTGACTGCAAGACAGAACAAGATCTGTACGAGGTATGTCTGAGAGAGTATGGTGGTGAAGAGGACAGAGTGATAGAGAATGCTAGGCTTCTGTGGTTAAGACGCTACCCAGAACAACTATGGGAGCCACCTAAATGCGTTACAGATCAGGACTAGAGAAGAGAACAGCACAGTATCTAAGGAAACACAAAGTTAAATTCAAGTACGAAACACTAAAGATTCAATGGCAAGACATGAGATTTAGAACGTACACCCCTGACTTTGTGTTACCTAATGGAATTATAATTGAAACTAAAGGAAGGTTTATTCCGTCTGACAGGGTAAAACATCTCATGGTAAAAGAACAACATCCAGAATACGACATTCGTTTTGTCTTCAGTAACCCTAAAGCTAAGTTAGCTAAGGGTGCTAAGTCTACCTATGCTGATTGGTGCGACAGACACAACTTCTTATATGCAAAAGAAACCATTCCAATTGAGTGGATTAAGGAGAAAAGGTCTTGACAATGTTTGACTATGAGAGTAAACTTGATACCTTGGCTGAAGATTTTGATTTGATTTGGCTGTTAGAAGAGAACGATATATCTATAAGGCATGTGGTAAAGTTGTTAGTCGAAGAAGGCTTGATCGATCCTAATAAATATATAGACGTATCCAATGAAGAAAGGACATGGGCAGAATGGGAAGAGTGACTAACGATCCTGATTTAGACTTTTGGTTTGAAGATGAAGAGGAAGATATGGGTTTTAATTATTATATGGATGAGGCTGCACAGACAGCAATCTATAAACAAGAGTACCAGATTGTGTACCCAGCCTTAGGTCTAGCTGCTGAAGCTGGAGAGGTAGCTAACAAGGTTAAGAAGATTATCAGGGATGGTGAGTTAGATCACAATTCTATAGTTGCTGAGTTAGGTGATTGTCTGTGGTACTTAGCTGCATTGTGCCGTGACTTGAATGTTGACATGGCAGATGTTGCTGCTGAGAACTTGCAGAAGTTACAAGGACGTATGGAAAGAGGAACCCTCGCTGGGTCAGGTGACAACAGATGACATGGTTCTGGCGATACATTAATTACCTTGCAACTTGGCGTTCACATAGACTAGCAATCAAACAATTAAATCAGTTGACAGACAAAGAGTTAAAAGATATAGGCATTGTCAGGGCTGACATAGATCGAATGATCTGGTTAGAAGAAGACAAAACAATGAGAGGAAGAGGTAAGGATGAGTAACTACCTACCAACAGATTATCAAGCTTTTATTCACACGTCTCGTTATGCTAGATGGTTGGAGAAAGAAGGACGCCGTGAGACTTGGGACGAGACAGTAGAACGGTACATGGATAAGGTTGTTCGTCCTGTCCTTGGGAATGACAGCTACGTCAATCAGTTACGCAATGCTATCCTGTCGCTAGAGATCATGCCATCCATGAGAGCTATGATGACAGCGGGTCCAGCTTTAGAACGTGATAATACCTCAGGGTATAACTGTTCTTATCTACCCGTAGATGATCCTAAATCCTTCGATGAAGCTATGTTCATCCTCTTGTGTGGTACAGGTGTCGGGTTCAGTGTTGAACGTCAGTTCATAAGTAAACTCCCAGAAGTTCCCGAACTGTTTAACAGTGATACCACAATCGTCGTTAAGGATAGTAAAGAAGGTTGGGCTAAAGCTTTCCGTCAAGTGCTTGCTCTCCTCTGGGCTGGTGAGATCCCTCAATGGGATGTGTCAAAGGTACGTCCTGCTGGCGCTAGACTTAAAACATTTGGTGGTAGAGCTAGTGGACCTGCACCCTTAATCGATCTATTTAACTTTGTCGTTAAGATCTTCAAGGATTCTCAGGGTAGAAAGCTGTCTAGTCTTGAGTGCCATGACATTATGTGTAAGATAGGTGAGGTTGTTGTCGTTGGTGGTGTACGTCGATCAGCTATGATATCTTTGTCTAACCTGTCAGATGATCGTATGCGTCATGCTAAGTCAGGTGCATGGTGGGAGAACAATCCTCAACGTGCCTTGGCTAATAACTCAGTAGCATACTCAGAGAAGCCTGACAGTTTGTCGTTTATGCGTGAGTGGATGTCGCTTGTGGAATCTGGATCAGGTGAAAGAGGAGTATTTAATCGTGAGGCATCTAAGAAACAAGCTGCTAAGTATGGGCGGCGTGATTCTGAATGGGATTTCGGAACCAATCCTTGCAGCGAAATCATCCTGCGTCCGTATCAGTTCTGTAATCTTACGGAAGTTGTTATCCGTGCCACAGACTCTTATGATGATCTTGAACGCAAAGTCCGTATGGCAAGTATTCTGGGAACCATTCAGTCCACCTACACTAAATTTCCATACCTGCGAAAAGTGTGGCAAAGAAACACAGAAGATGAACGTCTGCTTGGAGTGTCCCTTACGGGGATAATGGACAACACTCTGACAACAACACAGAACCACGGGTTGTCTAAGACACTTGAAAAACTACGAGAGGTTGCAGTTGAAACAAACATTGATTTGTCTAAGCGTCTTGGTATCAACCCCTCTGCTGCTATTACTTGTGTCAAACCCTCAGGAACGGTCAGCCAACTCGTTGACTCAGCCTCTGGAATACATGCCCGTCATTCTAACTACTACATTAGAACAGTCAGGGGTGACAACAAAGATCCACTAACACAGTTCATGGCTGACCAAGGTATCCCTAACGAGCCTTGTGTCATGAAGCCAGACCAAACAACTGTCTTCTCCTTCCCTGTCAAGTCACCCTCAGGTGCTGTTGTCACAGAGGATATGACAGCTATTGAACAGCTAGAGACTTGGCTTATGTATCAACGACACTGGTGTGAGCACAAGCCCTCTGTTACTATTAATGTGAGGTCAGACGAATGGTTTGAGGTAGGAGCCTTTGTCTATAAACACTTCGATGAAATGTCAGGTGTATCTTTCTTGCCTTACAACGAACACACCTACCAACAAGCACCTTACCAAGAGATAACTAAGGAACAGTACGAAGAAAGTTTAAGTCAGATGCCAAAAGCTGTTGACTTCTTCAAACTAAAAGAGTATGAGAAACAAGATAACACTGCGGGTAGTCAGACTATGGCATGTACAGGTGATGTCTGTGAAATGGTTGACATAACATAAGGAGTTAGATATGGTTACTATGACCTTAGATGAAAAAGAATATGAGACAGAAGACTTTACAGAAGACCAACATAAACTATTACAGGAGATTCAATACAACAATAATATACAGATGCAGTTAAACTATCAATCAAATAGTTTACAAGCAGCTAATGAGGCCATCGTAAATAAACTAAGAATTTCACTAGAAGCTAAAGAAGGATCTTAACATGACAGGACTAGAAGTTTACGCCGTAATCGTTACCGTGATAGCAGCCTTAGAAATCTTACTCTAATGGTTGCTGTAAGAAAACAGTTTAGCAGGGCATTGTATGAAGCGTATGATGCACCTGCAAGGCTGGCACTGGTGTCCCTTTTAGAATCTAAGGGGCATCAGATTGTCAACAACGAAGAGAACTATAGTGTTGACGTTGTGTCTCAGAAAGGAGAGTACACATACTTCAATGAAGCTGAAGTTAAGACAGGATGGAAAGAAGATTGGCCCTTAGAGTGGAAAGAGATTCGTATCCCTGAACGTAAACAAAGACTACTAGATAAACTTGGTACACAGAATGGTGTCCTAAACTTCTATGTCTTTCGGTCTGACTTAAAGAAAGTCTGGCGTATCAAGGATACTCTACTGACAAAGGACTGTGTGTTACCTGCTAAGGGTAGGTATATTCGCAAGGGTGAGTTGTTCTTTCATATTCCTTTTACAGAAGCTGAACTAATCACAGTTCCTTGAGGATAAACAAATGGCTAAATGGGATTTAAGTAAATTGGATATACCTGAAACAGATAACGTAAACAACCCACCACACTACGGGGATGGGTCAATCGAATGCATTGATTACATGAAGGATAACATGGAAGCTACTATGTTCATGGGCTACCTAGAAGGCAATACTAAGAAGTACTTACACAGGTTTAGATACAAAGGTAATCCTGTTGAGGATCTAAAGAAAGCACGTTGGTACTTAGACAAACTTATAACTGAAATGGAAGGGAAGAGTTAATGTTAGCAGCTTTGATATTAGCCTGTCATATAGATAACGGGATTTGTAAAACATTTACTGGTCCTGAAATGTATCAGACAGCAGATGACTGTATAGACAGTATAGGTGTAGGGATTAAACTTATAGAAGATCGTGGTTGGTTAGTAAAGGATTACACCTGCTATGATTGGGGCACTGAAACGTAAAAGAGGGGCTACTTGCCCCCCTTCCTTTTCTTACCTGATGCTGTCGTTGACCACTTAACTCTTTTCGGCCCTGTCTTTTTCTTTGCCTCTGACTTGCTGATACTACCAGCTACAGACTTAGGTCTACAGGCAGGGTAGGGCCGTTTACTTTTCTTGGCTGACTTTCTACCGCAGGGTTTACCTGTCTTAACGTCAACCCATTGCTCACCGAACCATTTACCTAGACCACCCTTAGCCATTACGCCTTCCTAACTCTGTTGTCTTTGCCTTTCCATTTACCACCCTTTTCTTTATACCACTTGGATGCCCAAGCATTAGCATAAGCTGATGGGTAGACTTTGAACTTCTTACGTGCCGCTTGCTTTGCACGATTCCATAACGCAGGGTTAGTTGGTTTAGGACTTGACAAATTACATTCCTTTTGGTTAGAGTTTATCCATGTAATACATAAGAAACAAAAGACCAAAGCCAAAGGTAAACAGAGCTATCAAGGTAATACCACCCCAGAGAACTATCTTCTCGAACAGTTCAGCATTTCTTTTCTTCTTGTCTTCTAGTTCTTTCTTCTTTCTTAGACGTACTTCTTTTCTAAGAGTTACTAATTCCTGCCACCCTGAGTATCCTCTGGCAGCTATAATTATTTCCCTCAAGTTATTCTCTAAGTCTTCAGCCTTCTTACGATTGACGTAGGTATCCAAGGCTTCTTCATTTGCACTAGAAAAGACACTGCTTCTCTTCTTGTCATGACTATCCTTGGCTTGATCTATAGCTTCAAACAAACTACCTATGTCTTTAGCCAGAGAAGTTATCTCTTTACCTGCTGACACACCAGCTTTGATGGCTGTGAAGCTTGCCATAGCTATAGTGATAGGGTCCATTTATCACCACTTCACCTTGTCAGCCCAATAAGCTGCTGACATTTTACCCTTTGAAATATTCTTGGCGTGACGAGCCTTGAAGGACTTCTTCCTAGCTTTCTCTTTAGCTGTCTTAGGGCTTTTACCTGCACCTGACACACCCTGTTGACCAAACCTAATGATCTTCTCCTTACCACCATCACAAGCCTTTACGACATGAGATTTCTTAGGGTGATTAGGAGTGCGTTTAGGTTTGTTGCACTTCATCTTAGACTTTTCTATCTTAGCCATCTGTATTAGCCATCTTCTCTAGAGTTAATCTTATTGATTTAATGTTCTCATCTATACGAGCATTCATCAGAGATAGTTCTTGTGCTGATGTCTCAAGTTTAGCTATCCGTATTTCATGACGAGCTATATCTCTCATGTTAGTTTCAACTGAGCTATCCAACCCAGCCATATACCAGACAACAGCTATTGTCTGTAATAGAATAGCTCCGACTAAAGCTAAAGGAATAGATTTTGATGTAAGCCAAGATTCTTTATCCACGATACCGTCCTAATGTTATTGTTTTTAGAAACCCTCTCCATATTTCCTGAGGGCTAGGAAGCATCCATCCTAAGATTAGAAGGATTATTACCCATGTGGGTATGTCTTGGTTCAATACCTTGACGTTATCGATGGCTCCGTCCACTGTGAAACCACCTGTTGATTGATCTACCTCTACGTTCTCTCCTGATATGTCGCTGCTCTGGTCAACAACTGACTGATTGTTTTCTTTACCTACTTGTGTGTTAGCATTTACTGTCGGGCCTCCCCCACCCCCACCGATACCACTCAGTAAAGAGAAGGGGGATAGACAACCACTGAGTAGTAGGACTAAGGCTAAGGGTAAGAGTATTCTCACAAGTTTTCTTCTCTTCTATTAGCCGCAGCAGGGGCAAAAGCCTCTTCAATGGCCTCAGAGTATTTAGTTCCTTTAGTGCCGTTGGCGTCTTCACCCACCACTCCTGTCCATAAGTAGTGTAACGTATTTTCGTTACCTTGGTTGTGTGTATAACCCAGAATAGCCAGCTTTTGCTCCATTGAAGCGTTCCTGTATTTTTCTGAATACCTAGTTAAGGTAAAATGGTTTGCCTTTACAAGCTCCTTAAAAGCTTTTTCTTGTAAGGCTGGGTCAGCCCTGAAAGCAGCACGACCTGACGGGTGTTCTAGTTTAGTTTTTTCTTCCTTAGTAAATACAGAGGATGTTTTTATTGTATCTTTAGCAGCTTTACCTAGTTGGTATTTACCATCATATGCATCGTTAAAGCCGCCCATTAAATTGTATCGTGATCTGCTTTCTATCTGAGCTATAGGCTCTTTTATTTTTTCAAATAAGTTGTCTGGTATTTCTTCTTTTATCTCTCTAGTCTTAGCAACCGATAAAGGCTTATCCGTCATAACATTTTTTGGATCTTCTAATGCTTCTATTGTAGCAGGGTCTAACTGTCCTGTCATAGGCAGACCTGCTGTCTTTTGAAATTTCTTTAACTGTCTTTGACTAGCAGGGCCGAAGTTACCGTCCACTACTAATAGCCCTATAGTTGTTGTATACCCAAGTCTATTTAACTGCTGCTGTGCTTTCTGTTCAGGTGTAGGGGTTGTCGTAGTGTAGGTTTTTTTAGTTTTTGGATTAAAGGCTACCACCTCTTCATCTTTTAGACCTAAAGAGTCTTCTGTTGCTTGCTCTGTAATGGGTTCTGATTCCCCTAAAGCGGGCACTTCAGGTGCAGTTTCTGGAGATTGTTCTTGAAGAGGCATCTCCTGTGAGGGTACTTCTACATCACCTAAAGGGGAAGTAGGACCACCCTCTGTGGAAGGGGGTACGGCCCTCATAGCTGCCATTGGTGCGGCATCAGATATGCTTGTCGCTTCACTAGCCTGAGGTTGGTCAGGGCCAAGTGAGTCAAGTGTCTGAGAGAAGATACGGTCATCATTCATGACAGAACTAAGAGCTTCCTGTGCAAAGGCGTCTAGCTCTGGATCTCCCTGAACACCTCTAAAAGCTTGGGTAGCTGCGGGATATCTTTTTTCTAATTCTAACAGAAGACCCCTCTTCTTGTCAATCATTTTTAAGTTATTAAACAACTTTAATGTTGTTCCGAACCTAGTGTCCAGTATTCTTTCTAAGTTACTGCCAGCTAGAATTTCATTACGTCTACTCTGAGGTAACTTTTGGAACTGTTCAAGCCCACCGACTTGTTCTATACGGGCATTAGTTGCTTCAATAGCAGCCATACGACGATTACCTTGAGGAACATCACCCATCTTACTTCTAAGAAAGTCTAAGTTAAGGACTAACTTATCCCCATCAACCATAAAGTAAGGTTCATCACCTGCACTTAACCTTTGATCAAGCTCCATCTTCTGACGAAGGTACTCAGAGTTTAAAGCATTCTGAAGGGCGTCATTAGTTTGGGCAGCATTGTCTCCATCTACCTGATAGATAGACTCTAGGGTAGAAACAAGCTGGTTGTTTGAAAACTTAGACAGAAGTTTATCACCCATGATGTATTCATCTGACTGAGATGCGACAAGACTGCTTAAAAGATTTACACTGTTCAGCCAAGTATTACGCACGTCTTCATTGTTTAAAACTTTTTGCTTGCTTGTACTTGAGGTAACAGCACCTAGTCCTTCTAGAACTTGTTTGTATTCCTCTGGATTGTCCTTGACACTAGGTATTGTTAAGTAGGCTGGCTTATCTCCAGAGGTATCAGGCAGTTCAGGAGGTCTGCTAAAAATATCTACTAGCTCTATATTCTCCTGAGGGGATGAGGACATTATCTTACTAAGACCATCTACCCAAGTCTTACCTTTTTCTTCAAACGTCCCAAGTATTGAGTTTTTAAACTCCATAGGATTTTCTTTAATCATAGCCCGTATAGTAGAGATCGTAAACGGGTTAAACTCAGCTTCGTTTAGGGCTATGTGAATAGCATCAAGGGTGTTAGCATCCGTATCAAATTTCCTAAGGTCTTCAACAAGACCAAACATCTGATCTGTGACTGCTTTAACCTGAGCATTACCCTCGTACTGAGAGTACTGACCTGAAATTAAAGCTCTTACAGAAGTAGAGGCAGAGTTTATTTCATCTTGTGTTACTATTCCGTCTTTAATAAACTCAGCGAAACTTGCTGACAACAGGCTAAAGTCGGTTCTCAGGCTTTCCACAACAGGTCCAGCATCAACTGGCAAACCCATTGCTACACGAGAATCCTGTAGTGCTTTTTGCTGTTTAAGAATATTTACCTCAGCCATAGAGTTTAGAACAATCTCATTTATTTGTTCAGAGGTAGCCTCAGAATTTAGTATTTTTGTAGACGCAACTAAAGTCCGACCTAGATCACTCTGTAAAAGCTGTTCTTTCTCGTAAAACTCATTGCTTTTAAAGCTTACCGCATCCCAGCTTTCACCTGTAAGAGCTTCATATGCTTGCCTTTGCCCTTCAGGTATAGCTTTAGGGCTTGATTCAATAAATTTTCTAGCAAATGTTTTTAACTCTGTCACTTCCGAAGAGGTAAGTTTACCATTATCTCGGCCTTGTTGGATATCAAAAGAACGACCAAGAGCATCCCCGAACTGATTAACCATAGCTTGGTTTAAAGAAGCTTGAGTTGGTTTGGAAGACTCAAATACCTTTAAGGCTTGTGTAGCTGTATCAGCCAATGCTGCAACAGGACTAAACTGACGAGGTGCTTGAACTGGCTGCTCATACCTAATTTCAGTTTCAAGTGTAGGATTAAATACTGAC